CCTTCCCATAAAGACAAATCCTTTTGGAAGTTTTGTTGATACTCTTGCAACTCTTTATTAACATTTGACTGATAAGCTTGTAGTTCTGAAGAATATTTTTGAAGTTTTTGTCCATCATCGGAAGATGCTAATTGAGCATTTTGTACAGCAACTTGTAAATCTTTTTGTAATATTTCATTTTCTTTATTAAATTGAGCTTGAGATTCTCCTAATTTAGCTCCATATTCTTGTATTTGTGCATTAATCGCTTGTATCCTTGTAGCAGACATTTCACTATCTTCTTCAGTAGTAATCCAAGTCTCTACATCAGTCCAATTAGGAGCAGTCATAACAGGAGCTACGAAAGTAGGATTAGATAAACCAGCTGTAGCTACAGTATTATCAGTAAGAGATGGAACAACTGGAGCTACACTTGATATAGATAAATCTGCTATTGTTGGTTTTGCTTCTATTGAGAAAACAGGAGCAGTATAAACAGGTGCTGTTCCAAATGCTGTAATAGTATTTAAATCAATAGATGGTGCAACAGGTACAACACATGATATAGTTAAATCTGTCACTTCTAATGAATTAAGACTTAATACAGGTTGCGTATATGTAGGGACAGTACCTGTGATTGACATTGTATTCAAATCTACACTAGGTGCTACAGGAGCAACAGAACTAAGTGTTAAGTCCGTTACTGTTAAACTATCTAATGATAATACAGGCGCAGTATATGTTGGTACTGCTGTACTAAATGAAATAGAGCTATCTCCTAATACTGGAGAGACAGGAGCAATATAACTAGGAGCATCTGTACTAAAAGATATAGAATTATCCGTTAATGATGGTGCAACTGGAACTGCTGTTGAAATACTTAATGTTCCTACAGGAGGTGCTGACGATAAAGACAGCACTGGTTGAGTATATGTTGGAGCAGTACCACTTATACTTACTGAACTCAAGTCTATACTTGGAGCAACAGGAACAGTAGATGTTATATTTAAATCTGTTATAGTTAAAGTGTCCAAAGATAATACTGGCTGAATATATGTAGGGGCTGTACCAGATATAGTTACGCTTGCCAAGTCAATACTTGGAGCTACTGGTGCAGACGATGATATAGATAAATCTGTAACAGTTAGGGCATCTAAAGACAATACTGGAGCAATATACGTAGGCGCTGTTCCGCTTATAGAAACAGATGCTAAATCAATACTAGGTGCTATTGGAGCAACAGAACTAAGTGTTAAGTCTGGTACTGTTAAACTATTTAATGATAATACAGGCGCAGTATATGTAGGGGCTGGTGCAGTAAAGCTAATACTATTAGAGTTGACTCCAGGATTGGCAGCTTGTTCTGCTGTTATTGTTAAATTACTAATAGCAGGTACAGCTACTAATGTTACACTTGGGGAATTAAATGTTGGAATACTAGGTATACCAGTAACATCAACATCCTCTGGTACCATATTAGCTGCCAATACAATTTCTGAAGGCTGACTGAAACTTGGAAGTGATCCTGCAACCGTATTTAACGTACCTATAACAGGACTTACAGGTAGCGAAATATCATCAGGGAAAGAAAAGTCAGCTAATGCATGATCTAAAGATCTAACTCCTGCATATAACACAATCAAATACACATACTCTTCAGGAAAGCTATCCAAGCTTGAGGGACTATCAGAGTATTCTACAGATCCATCATAATGCACTTGAGTAACAACAATATCATTACCCCCAGAACCAGCTGCTGGAACACAATGTATATTCCCATCTAACTCATAATATCCTGGATTATACTTAGTTTTATAATGCAAACTATCTATCTCTGTTGCATTATATCTAAGATGAGGAGCTATCATAGAACAAGGTCTTAAAATATTTATATCATCATGCTCTCGTGTAACTGATAAAATTTTGCCTGTCTTTGTAATTGAAGTCGTACTATTACTAGTTTTAGTAAACTTAGATATCTCTTCTGGTCGTAAAGCAATAATTCTATTCACTACATCTATAAGCCCATTAGATAAAAAATTTCCTAAATCTAAATATGATGGGCTAGTCTGGGCAGTTATATTAAGACCAGTAAGACTTCTCGCTTCTTCCCACAATGTTGCCATTAAATCTCCTTAAATATCCCCCCACCCCCATGGAGAGAACCATGGGAGCAGGGAGTATTATTAATCGTCTAACAGTTACTATTGTTTTTGAATAACAAATACATTAGCAGTAGCCGCACCTAAGTCGATCGCACCACTAGTATTGTTACTTAAAACTAAAGTTACTGTATCCGTAGCTGTAACTGCTCCAGAAAGAGCCAGATCTACAACATCTACACTCAGACTACATAACACGAAATCGCCTAATGCAGCTCCTGCAACAGTAACTTCTAGAGCTTCCTCATCACCATCTGCAATAGAACCAGCATCCCATGCTTTTGAAGCTGACAGAGCTGACGCAATAGCATTTATGTTACTATCTGCTTTATTTTGTCCGTATAAAGGATTTGCCATAATTAACCTCCTTATGACCAAATAGCGTGAGCTTCAGGCATTGACCATTCCATACCAGCCTCGGTAATGATTTGGTCTACACGTCTGTCAACCCCACTATTTTCTAATGTTTGAACACCAACATATACAGTTGTGTCACGATTTAATCCATTCCCAACAAGAGGTCTATATGCACAATGCTTCATGTCAATAGCAAGCATTTTTATATTAGTACCGTCTAAGTGGATGTTTCGGATTACATTCATGTCGCCATATACTGTAGATATTACTGTAGTATCTAATCCAAGTACTTTCTTTCTACCTGCTACTGCTAAATCAGCTCTAAAGTTATTAGTACTATTGCCAGTACCGATACCAATATTATTACCAAAGTAACCGCCTAATTTATGCAGCCAATTATAAACCGCTGTATTAACAAAAAATACAGTTGATTTACCATTATTGTAGCGAGGGTCTAAGAAAGAAGACATATCTTCTAAAAAGTCATCAGCAGTTTTTGTGCTAATATCTAAAGAAAATACATTACCATAACTTGAAATAAAACTTACAGCACCTTGAGTAGTTCTGTAATCTGAATTTTGAGAGCCAAACAATAGTGATTGTTCAATGTCCCATTTATGCTCCACTAACTTTTCTTTCCAGATACGAGCCCACTCATTCTTTTCATACTTCAATACAGTAGCACGGTCAGTATTGTCCATTGCCATTGAAGTTTTCCAGATTTGAGTTTGTCCGTATGCTGTTGAGAAAGGTTGGTCTTGCCATGTTTCAGGATAACCAGTACCTTTATCAAATACTGAACCTACTACATAAGATCGTTTTGGTTCTAAGCTAGAAGAGATTGCTTCACCATATACTGCACTAATTGGGTTCCAAGCGCCACCAGTTACAGTATATAAGAATGATGAAATATGGAGATTGGTACTATTTACTCCTGTTAGAGTTGATTCTTTTACAATCTCTGTTTTAAGAATAGCATATTCACCACTAGCAGTAACGTCTGTTACTTTAGCCACTATATAATCTTGTGCTGCAAAATGCTGAACTGCACCAGCTGTTGTTGATAAAGCTTCTTCAGAAACATTAATTTTAATTAATTGTCCTGGGATGTAAAATTCAGGTTTAGTACCAATCGCACCTACTGCAATTGCTGAGTTAGATTGTCCATATACATTCTGTCTATTGCCATTAGATTCATAATCAGTACCCATTTTAAAATAGTACTCGTCTCCAGCATTAATTGCAGTCATTGCAACTACACCGTCTACATCGCTTACAGCAGAACTAGTCCCATGAGCAACTACATATGCATATCTTTTATGCCATGATCCACGTCTTTCAGTAAATTTGAAAGAAGGGTCATCTGTTGGTTTTTTAGCACTTTTACTTGCTAAGCGAAAGAAAGGATCTTGTGAAATCTTTAACTCTGAAACTCTACTACCAAAATTATATTGGCGACGAAGAGCACCAGTGTTAAGTTGTTCAGAAGATTCACCTCTTTCTATTGAGCCACTAGTATAATTACTCCCAGTGACATTTAGAATATCAGCCATAACTTATCTCCTAAGTTGCGTTTGGATTAGCTGGCTAATAAGCCTTTACTATCCAAACAAGTTGTCTACATTATCATCGAAACTAACTAAAGAATCAAATAAACTGTCCTCTGGACTTCTTTGATTGCTTCCTTGATTGTTAGCTCCGCTAGCACTTGCTGGCATATTCCGTACATTCTTCATCTGGTTTGCAATCTCGTTACGAGTTGCATTGGCTGTATTTGTAGCAGCTTTATCACGATTCAAAAGATAATCAATATCATCTAAGGTTAATACGTGACTTTGAGCATCTGCTTTAAATGCTTCAAACTCATCGTCAGACATTCCTTTTCTTGATTGAAATTCTTTCAACTCATTAGCTTGCTGAATTTGCTGGTTCATTTTTGTTGCATTCTCTTTCTCAGCTTGCAACATCTGACCAACTCTCCCTTGCACCATTCTATCAATATGCGCTTGCATGACTCTTGCAGAATCAGATTCTGGCTCAGTCATAGCTTCTTGAGTATCAAAGATAAAATCTTCATCTAACCCAAGTTGCGCTCGAACGCTTGGAGCGGGAGCACCACCATTTTGAAGATAGTTACGAACATGATCAACAAGTCCACTATCATTTTTCATCGCTTCAAGCACTGGAACAAACGGTTCTAACTCTTTATAAGTTTCTCGTTGCTTCACTGCTTCACGACTACTATCACTGTAACGTTTTTTATATGGGTTATTGTCACTATCCCAATCAACCTGTCTGGAGCCAGCATTGTCATTAACGTGGGTTGCCTGTTCGGGGCCACTATACTGCTGGGTTGCCTCTGGTTCGTCTTCGATATGCCTCACGGCACCATTTACACTCTGGTCGAGTTCATCAAAAAACGAATCGTCGATAGAGTCTGTTTCTTGTCCTGCCACATCTTCTGGTAATTCATCAGATTGCATTCCAATTGCAGAGTTACTATTACGTTCATCTATATTATTCATACATCTCTCCTATTTATTAATGTATATTATCAAGTAAATATATTACTCTTTACTATTATCTTGCAAGTCTTTTTTATACATTTCTGTAGCCATAGCCATTTCTTTCTTTTTTGCACCAGCTTCAGTGTTTAAAACATTGCGTAATAATTTTTGCTGCCCTTCAGTTTCTACAAACTGTTTATTTAGATTTCCTTTAACATTTTCTTTTTGTTTTGTTATTTCCATCTCTGCCTGCATAACTTTACCCTTAATGCCTGCTTGTACCAATTGACGCTCAAGTGTCTCAATAGCGCCTTCTTTATCTTTAAGAGTTTCGGATAATTGTTGTACTTGGCCTTGTAGTTGTGCATATAAGGATTTCCTTTGAGCAATTTTATCTTTATTTTTAATATCAGTTTCAGCTAATACAGCTATATCATCAACAACACCTAATTGCATTAACTGTTTTAATTCTTCTAAATAAGCCCATCTATTGACAGGTAATGTAGATCCTGCTACTATTCTTACATCAAACTTGAGTGATGAAATGTCCATAGATTTGCCAATAGCCTCTCCCATATCATTATAAATAGGTACATTTACAGCACTTTCTTTTTGTTCTTGCAATGCCGAAGGTTGAATAATTCTAAATCTTTTTTCTGCTTGGTAGGTTGCTTGAGCAAACTGCATAATAACTATACCTAATTGTTTTAATGCAGGCTCTATTGATCCTTTCATCCATTGCTTAATTCTTCGTGTTCCATATTCATCTAAAGCAAGCATCCCTCTATACGTTTCATGCTGTGCTCCAGTATCTCCTTGCATAGAAGCATATATTCCAGCTAAGTATTCCATATCATGCTTGCCTTCATTGACAATCTGGAAGAAAGCGTTAGCTATAGGCATAGGCAATACAGGAGTAGGTCTCTCATTACCAGGTCGTACAGGCAGTAATGCTCCTGGTGCAGATGAGTACTTTTCCCATAATTCAGCATCAATACTACCTTCTTCATACATCCACCTTAATGATGAGCCTAATGATGCATTATGAATCATTAATTGATGTGCTTTATTTAATTCTCTTTGTTTGCCAACCAATGGAGAAACAGCACTTTTAGGATATGGTGTCCCTGTCCATTTAAATATAAATGGCACAATAGGATACTCTGTAATAGACTGTGGTAAGACTTTTTCATATAACAATTGATCTCCTGCAACACAAGTCTGCTTAATACGAGATTGATTGAATGACATTGCATTTATAATTGTTTGGGCAAACTCCTCATTTTCACTCAGCAATTTAAACTCTTTCTCAGAAACTATTTGATTACCAGTTTGAGACGCAGCTGCTTGTAGTTGACTCATCACTTCTTGATGATAACCTTCAAGCTGTGCAGTCATTTGTTCCTGAGCTTTTTGTATTTCTAATTCATACCTCTCAGGAAGCATATCCCCGCTCTGCACTGCCTCTTGCATTTTCTGCTGCTGCTCAACAAGTTGTACTTGCATTTCTGCTTGCATCTCTTTTACTTGAATCTGCGCTTGATTTTGAATTTGTTTAATCTGATCTGGATTTGGAGGTATACGATAAAATACATTTACATAAGGCAATTTTATTTTCTCATACATTTCAAAAAATTCTACCAAATCCTTCTGCTCTCCCTCAGCAGTAATACCTATAGCCTCTGCAGTGGCATCGTTATGTAAAAAAAGATCTTGCTCCTCTGTTCCAGTTTCTCTCATACTTAATGTAATATCATTTTGATGATCTGAAGAAGCCCGATTAATCTTTGCTTTTTTATCTGGATATATAGAAATTAAATGATGTTTTGGTAAGATTTTTCTTATTAAAATATAAGAAGAGTCTTTAAATAATGCATCTCTTGACTTAGGATCGACATAGATATCGAACGGTTCAGGTTGTTGAAGTATAACTTCTCCCATACCATTATCTTTATCAGGGTCAACAGAGACCATCATATAACCAATAGACTTTGTAACTGCATCATTAATCGCATTAGCATACAATGTAGCACCACCAGATAAATCCCAAATGTAATCTGATAAATCTGACATTACAGCTGCCACATCTGAATCACTACCTTCTACTCCAATAGCCTGCCATCTAGGATTATTAGCTGTTGCATAAAAATTAAGCATATCTACAACTGGTAAAATCCTGTTGATAGTAAAATCAGGCATACCTTGCTCTCTCAACGAGTCTAATTCATCCTTAGTTTGCTGATTGTCATTAGCGAACTCATAACCTTTTTGATTAATTAATTCCCACTGACTCCTTGTCCAGTTACGAGATAAATTAAATAAATTTCTAATTTGATCTACTTTTTTCACCTTTGCCATTACGCTACCGTCCATCCTCTTGGTTGTGGTTTATGTTTATACCAGCCATCCTTAGTCTCTCCTAAGCTAACTGGAGGGTGTGCATACTTACATGCATAAGCTAATGCATCTATAGTATCATCGTGAGCCATCCTTGGCCCAAAAGTTCTTATCTCTCTATCAAGATCATAATGTGTTTTCTTGATATGTACTTGCCCAATTGCAAATCGTTGAGCTAAAATTTCTTGGATTCTGTCTCTTTTTGACATCCTATTTCCAGGTTTTTCAGCTTTGAATCGAACAGAGAAATTATTACGTCTTCGCATCTCTGCTTGCAAGCTTTGAAAAACTGGCTTTGACATAGTAGTATCTTCAACTGTAAATAACCTTGGACTATAAGAGTTAGCCATGTCGAACATATGATCAACAATGCCTTTTTTATCTTCCCCAGGAATCCCAAGGACTGGAATCGACCGCTTTCGTATATAATCCAAGACATATACATTGTTATTAGGAGTAACAGCCACAGGCAGCAATACGCTAAAATCACTATCACGTCTAGCACTGTCAGTTGCAGGATCCACCCCAATAAATATATCACATGGCTGCGGATCTTGTCCATCAGGTATGATATAGTGTATGCCTGAGTCTGCATCGTAGCTTAATTCCCCGTCCCAATATTTTATATGATTCCCTGTAAAAATCGAATCTTCAGCACTTTGAACTTCCATCATATATTCTTGATAAAACTTCTGGGGTGTACCTGAATCCGCATAAAATTTCTTTTTCCTTTGCATCTCTTCATGTCCAAACCATGATGGCCACAAAGGACTGCCATCTGGCAATATAGCTTTATATGTAATCACATCCCAACTATATTTATCTCCTGTTTTAACAGCTTGTTCATATCCAACTAAAATGTGCTGAATAAACGAATCAAAATGAACAGGTGTTCCATTAATTCTTAACCTTCCATCTTTAGGTTCTAATGCTGGAAAGACTACAGCTGTCACTAGATTCGAGATTTTAGACCTAGATTCTGGAGTAACCGTATTATTCTCGTCTTCAAAGTCATCCAAAATGATAAGGTCATACCGCTTATGAAGTTTAGCACCACCACGTATGCCCGAAAGGTTCGATTTACTAATAAGTTTACAACCATTACTAAGTTCGATATCATCTTCTGTCCATTTTTTACCTTTTAAATCACCGAAATAATACTTAATCTTATCATTGTATTCCAAGTGATATTTTACATAATCTAAATTAGGCACTGAAATCTTACTAGATGCAGCCACCCAACCATAAAATAATGGATCTTGTGCAAATACAAAATCATGCATTATACTACATTTAGTCAATACTGTCTTTCCATGTCCCCTTGGTAGCACAACTGCTAACTGCCTTATTAATAAATCATTTAATGCATCTGTTACTTCGTAATGAAAAAACGGTGTTTCAGATCTCATAAAATCTTCTGGCAAAAATAACTTACCAAAAGCTATTAAATCTGAATGAGCTAATCTAAGCTGCTCCTCCATCTTGGAAACATTATGTTTATTAATATTGGCCATTAAACGCCTAGACGATGAGCCACCTTGTCTAGCTTTGTTTGTAAATCTTTTATATGATTTTGGGTTTCAGTAATCCATTTATCAATATCTTTTGCCCATCCATCAATGGCATCAATACGTTTAACATAATCTATTTTAGATTCTTTTTTAATTTTTTTCTTTTTCTCTTCCATTAATTATCAATCCTTATTTTTAATTTACCGTATAAGTAGGGATTAGTACATCGTGCATTTATTTCAATTATTGAATTTTTCTCAGAGCTTTCAGTTGTTTGAGGGTTAATGCTTCCACTCATACCAGAACTATGCATGCAATTATAAGTAAAGCTAGAATTGTAATAAGATGTTTCCATATTAAATGCACCTGTCTCATAATTTATAGTCCCAACAACTATACTTCCCGATATTAATTCACCTTTTCCATTATCATATATCACTCCTGACAAGTTTGGAGTAGATTCGTATATAGTATTGTATAAATAAGTGTTTGATTTTCTAGCTATACGATTATTATCAGCCATTCCTATTGATGGGAATACCCCATTTTGCTTTGCAAATAAATTGTGGTCAGCATCTGCCCCGCTCGCTCCAGCACCTAATGTTATTGTAGAGTTGATTGTAGATGTAGATAATCTAGTATGTGATGTAAATCTAATATCCCCATTAATTATACTAACTGACACATTCTTATCAAGCAAATCATGACTATCTGTGCTTTGAGCTAATTTAATTGCTTCATTCATCTTCGCTAATACTCCATTAGAACCTCCTAAAGTTGTTACGCTTGAATCAACAGTAAAAGATACTTCATTTGTTGATGGAGATGTTCCGTCTGCTGTAATTTTAAAATAATATGTATCCCCAGCAGTTAATCCTGAATCTGTATTGTCATTCATATTAGCTACACCAAGCTCTTGATACCCTAGTTCGTCAACCATTTTTATATATACTGACCCAGGAAGAATGCCATTTGTCCCCGATCGATCTTTACGTCCTAATCCAAAGAAATTATTAGCTTTATAACGTCCACCAGAATCAGTGGAGGCATAAGCTATTTTATCATAATCAGCGTAATCATTAAAGAATGGATAATAAATGTCGTCACCATCTGCATGGGATGCACTTGCTGTACTTCCCGCAACACCTCTTTCTACGATAAGATAAGTGTTGTCAATATCAGATCCATCTCCTATTTCTACCACTCTCATAATTTCTGAGGCAATTTGAATATAATCTCCTAAGCGAAATCGGTATGTACCATTTCTTGTTGTATTTGTAAATGTAGATAAATATACTTTCGTATTAGTATCATCATTTATTATACTCCCTGTCCCAGTCGTAATGGTTTCGGCAGTAGCCACCTTTAAAGACGCATCAGGTACAGTATCACCCTTTAAGGTCCCTTCAGATAGATCTAAGTCAGCATGATCTATCATGCGTGTAGTAGGTAGGTACATCCAATCTCCTGCTGCTAAAAACATTTGGGGGTAAGCATTCCCAGAGCCCATTGTGTCACTAGTATATGATTGCAAATGCCAACTAATCGCTAATACAGTATTACTTACATTCTCAAGATATACTGATTTTGGAGCTGAAAAGCCACCTGTGTTATTCAAACTAGCCAGGTCTACTACGGTTTGATCAGCATTCCCTCTAACCTCCTGTGTAAATTCTAACAATTCTCCTTTAGAAAGCTGCGAGGTTCCAATTGTTTTTATAAGTTTAGCCATTATTCATCTCCCCAATCCCAGATATGCTCTTTTATCTTATTCCACATTGCTGTGCCTGTATGATTATATAAGTAACGCCTTGAAGCACCTAAAGTTTTAGGACCTAAATGCCCATCTACTTCCTCATCTTCAAGATACCCCATTTGATTCAAGATAACTTGAGCACTATCTACAGTTGCACCTGTACGCTCCGTACCATTGCCAGCTACCCTACTTAATAACTCATATATTTCTTTATCATATTCAACATTATTACCTTCACCTTCAGGTAATTGTTTTGAATAATAAATCTGTCCAGTTGTTGAAAATTTACCCATTACCTATCTCCTTAGGCCTCTCAACGGCCTCTATAACGTCATCACTAAATCCTTGAAATACTGCTCCAGATATTTGCGTGACTTGTGTCTTATTTTTATCTTCCATGTCCATAATGTCAGCTAGTTTAAACAATGCTTTTAATCTAGTGTCATCCTTCTCTGCAGTATCTACAACAGACTTGATATTTTCAAGAACATATTCCTCATCAATACCAAGTTCTTCCATTACTGGCTTTAATTCTTCTTTCATTGCAGTTTTCACCCTTGTCGTTTTAATCAGTTGACCAGCCTTCATACTTGCATAGCCAGGATTGCTAGTAGGGAATGCCTTTAAATATGCCTGCTGCAACCCTGTGCCGGCTATAACAAACTGTACAAACGCTGTTTCAGCAGTAGTTAGTTCTTCTCTACTATCAAATATATCATCTGGCATCCTACCACTAAAACTATAAATATTGTCTCTTTTAGATGTATCCATGAGCACAGAAGGCATTATTGTAAAAGTCCCAGTGCAAGTCCCCACATATTCTACTATACGGTTCTTACCCTTAGCCCTCTTCATTTCTCCTCTACGCAAAATCTGGATGACACAGTTGTCATCTGCCATCACCCAATCTCCTATTTGCCCTTCTCTCCAGTTAGGTTTAATATCCACAGGCTCATTAAAAACATCTGCTTCATCATATACTTTATGCTCTACTCTGCCGACTTTATAATATCTCATTATAAATTTTAGTTAGTTCCTGACGAAGCTTTATACCCTTTGTAACCTTTTTCTAAATAAGGCATCTCTGAAGCTCTATTTTTTGCTTTTGGTAGATACTTTTGAAACATATAATCTTCTATCTCTCTACTTGGTTTTACAGCTCTCACCCAATCGTCGAGATATGTCCCAATCTTATCGTGATATACATCCTCAATCTCTTTTCCATCTCTCTTCCATTCTCTTCTCTCGAAATCTCTTAAAAAGGGATCAGAGTTTATTCCAAACCGCTCTCCCACTTCGGCATCTAAAGACTCATTGGTCAACATATGTTTGGTAAATGCATCGACATCTTTAAAAACATCTCTTTGAAATTCACCTTTCTCAGAATGCTGAGTTTCCAATCCTTGGAAATACTTTTCTAGATCAGGATTATGATACCCAGCAGATTCCTTGCCTTCTAGCTTATCCCGCAAGCGTCCGAATATACGACCTTGAGTTGCAAACCCTTCTCCTTCAACGCCTCCTTGAAATAGTCCTTTTCTATCAGTCATTTTTTCAAAAATCTTATCCGTTATTCCCATCAATATTCCCTACTTTCTGATCTTCCATATAACCTTTCAGATCTGCTAATTCATCTTCTATTCTATATAACCTATAAGATAGATCCTCTAACTGTCGTGAAAGATCAGACATAAGCACTTCTACCTCATAATTACTAATTTTCATCCTATTTATCCTCATACTAGTTAATTAACTATAGCATTGCAAACTAAGGCTTACAAATTCAATGCCGCCCCATTGAATTTATGATTCCCCTATAATAGTATACCCTGATAACATCTTGAGAGTTTCCTGATCAAAGTAATCATTAAGCTCTATACCATCAACATAAGCATACTCTTTATCATCTGATATACTTTCTTCTATGTATTCTATCTCTTCAGTTTCTTCATTATATGCTATAGTAAGATGATAATATTTCATATGTATACTCCTTAAGTTAATTCATCAATACATACGTATATTACTAGGTTATACCTATATAATGCAAGTAAAAAAATAATAGCGTAAGTGCTAGTAAAATCAGTTAGTTATAAAAATTTATAATATTTTAAAATTTAAGAAAGTGATCTGGAAGTGAAATCCAAAGTGAGAATTGTATATAATTACGTTAAGTTTCAAAAATTGTAGGATTTTATCGTGTGGTGTTTCATACACATGGTACCCCCAAAGGGTGGTTTTTCGTTAACACGATTACGTTATAATTGATTTTAAATTAAATTTTCGTATATATATAAGGAGAAAAAAAATGTATACAACTGGTTTCTTAGACTTGGAAAAAATCAAGTCTGAAAAGGAAATGATAACATTGGTGGATCGTATGATTATCGCTGCAATTACTGCAAAATCGATAACCCATTATGGAACAAGACTTCGAGAAATCCGTGCTTTACAAGCAGATTTCGAATCAGTCAAGTCATTTTGCCATTATAGATCGTGGCAAGACCCAATGAAAGATCTAAAAGGTGCAATTAGAGCACTAGAAAAAGCTAAAGAGGATCGTATATACGGCCTCTTTTAAACATTAAAGGGGAGGTATTCACGTACTTCCCTTTTAAAAACAGTTATATTTACCTCTATTCTATATAGTATATAGTATATACTTATACCATACAGAAATAGTTGAGTAAAAGCCCTCTACTATTATTTTTACTTTTTATATATATTAAATATATGAAAAGAAACAATTCTGAGGTAATGGCTCAGTCTTAAAAGAGCCAGTTCATTACTGGAAAGGTTTAGAGAGTACCTTGACCAAACTCTCTACCAAGATTATACTTGGAACAGTATTGAATGCATAAGTGGAATGTTATGTGTTCGAATCTAAAACAAAGAACCAACCATTCAAAGAGCATGTAACGTATGCTTATAGTAGGTGAGAAAACTATTCCTACAAATCATTGCTGGAGAGGTTTAGAGAGTGCCTTATCCAAACTCTCTACTATTTTTTTAACAACAAAAGAAAGGATAGATAACAATGTTTTTAATTGGACTAATAGTTGGATTGGTAATTGGATTAATAATACCTGCTCCTTATTTTCACAAAGGAGATACAGGCTATTGTATTAATTTATATTATTGGAGTAATAAAAAAGTTATGCTATGGTATTGGCATGGTTTATCATGCCCATGGTATAAAAAATTTGAACTTAACCATAGAAAGGCAATACATGAATTATAAAGAAATGTTAGATAAAGCTGGCAAGAAAGAACTTCAAAAGTTAATTAATGGTGCAAAAGAAAAGGAGAAGCCTAATGACAGTTAAAGAAGCTGCAAAGACTATCCATTTAAGACAAGACAGATATTTCATTCTTGGTGCATATAGAGATAAATTAAAAGAGTTACGTAACATAGGATTAGGCAATACTACTAATCTTGGCAACAAAGTAACTATTCAACTTATAAATATTATTCAAAAACGCTACGATGAATTACAAATTCGTTGGCGTGTATATGGTATTTATAAATAATTCTGAAGAGACGGCAAGGGGGAGCGTATAAGGGAGACTTTAATTCCTTTCTGCTCTCTTGCTCTCTCTTGTCAAATAAGAAAGGAAATACATGAAACAATGTATTGAAGTTATACTAATAAAAGGACAATGGATAAAATGTCGCAGATTAGGTATTACTCAACTTATAAAAGACATGTACTTATGTGCTGAATGTGCTACTAAACATAAGCATAAACATACTATGATGGGAACAGTAGAATTTCAATCTCAAATATTAAATGAAGAAATTGGCAATCATTCTATTGTTCCAAGTATTAAACAACTAGAACATTATTTAATGCAAAAAGCTAATGCAAGAGAAAGGAGAAAATCATATAATGTGGATTATTTATCTGACTCTTAAAGATGATGAAGGTAAAATAAAAGAAATTCCAATTGGTAGCCAAGAAACACAATTAGAAGCTGATGCTTTTATGCGTGGATGGGCTAATGCTATTGTTACACATACAGAAGAAGCTGAATTAAGTAAAATTCTTGGTATGTTTCGTATAACTCGAATTGGAGAAGAAGAAATTAATGAGAAAGGACTCGTTAATAGTTAACTAAAAACAAAAGGAGGCACTATGCCTAAGATTAAAATGCTCTCAGGAGCAGGTTTTGTAGAACAAGAAGTAGCTTCATCAAGTGTAGGTGAATTAAGAGATGAATTAGACATTGCATCTAACGCTGCTGTTAGTGTAAATGGAACAAACACTCGTAATTCAACAGCCATTGAAGATGGTGATTTCGTTGCAGCTGTAAGTAACGATAAAACTGGTGGCAGATTAATTTCTGTTTGGCCAGGCAAATAAGGTCTTTTTGATCTATTTTGATGACGAGAGGCAGCTGTCGGAAGTAGTTGCCTCTCACTTTCACAAAGGATAAAGATAGTATTGAAAATGAACAGATGTCAAAATAGCATTGCACCTAAAAGGAGATAAAGTGAGTAAAAAACTTGGAGAATTTAACAACATTACTCTAACCCGTTTTTGGGGCGGAGAAAGAGGTGTATGTTATCAAATAACGACACCTAATGAAGATGGTGATATTAATTATGTCCAGTTAAGTCGAGAAGATATTAGACACTTATTCAATATAATAATGAAAGATGTATTATTGAAGGAAATAGAATGATAAGTTTTGTAAAATGGTATAAAATCGAAATTCAAAAATACATTAAGTGTAAAATACTTGTATTCCTGTCGCTAATATAGCATATATTTGCGACATAATAGTAAAAAGTTCTTGCAGAAAATCTAATAATGTCCAGTATTATAAAAAACTGGATATAATATAGGAGAAATAAAATGAAAGATAGAATACAAATACTTGATAGCTTTAATGATTTAAAAGTCACTCAATACCGTAATGGAGATTCTATTCCTGAAGCCATTTCTAATGAACAATGGGTGGAATTTGGAGAAAAAAAAATAGGATGCTATTCAATTAATGATAATGGAAACTATCTTTACAACTGGTATGCAGTAGATGATACAAAAGGTTTAGCCCCAGAGGGTTGGCATGTACCGACTGATGATGAGTGGCAAACCCTAATAGACCATCTTGGTGGTAGTAGTGTTGCAGGTGATAAAATGAAAGAAACTGGTACAAGTCATTGGAATAGTCCAAATACGGGAGCAACTAATGAGAGTGGTTTTACAGCCCTTCCTGCTGGTTACCGTGACGACAATGGTAATTACTACTATATGGGTTTCTATGACTTTTTCTGGTCTGCTACGGAGAACTATAGTGGCAGTGCCTGGGGGCGGATTCTGTATGGCAATTATTCAGGAGTCTACCGTATCAATTACTATAAGAAATACGGTTTTATTGTTCGTTATATAAAGGATGTCATAGAAGGAGAAATAAAATGAAAGATAGGATACAAACACTTGATAGCTTTAATGATTTAAGCCCACTTACAGAAGAAACCTTGCGAGAATTAGGGTTTGAGAAAACCGAGTATAGCGATTATGAATTGACAATAAATGGATTGGAGATAATTGTTAATAACGGTATAGGAAGGCTGTCAATAGAGAGATATGGAATTAATAAAGTTGAATACAAAACAGTAGGCTCTATTCGGATGCTGATTGAAGCATTAAAAGGAGAAATAAAATGAAAGTTAAAAATGCAATAAAAATATTTAAAAAGTATGATAATGAAAATGATGAAATCTTTATGATGTATTGGGATAAAGATGTATTTATTGATTCATTAGAAATGACAGATAAAGAATGGAAAGAAGTAGTGACTAAATTAGAGAAATATAGTTTCGATGGACTAAGTTTTGATTTAGTCGAAGCTATTCAAGATGAATTAGATGAAATAAGGGAGAAATAAAATGAATCAATATGAAAGTAAAATTAATGTTTATGAATTTGAAGATGGGTATAAAGCGGATATTTCATACAATTACGGATATAATTCATTCACAAAAAAGGACTATATTGCTGAAACATCAATTTGCATCAAAACAAAGAATAAATCTTATGCTGAAAAAAGAGCAAAAGACTATTTAAAAAAGTATTTTTAATCAAACAAAAGGGAGTAATAAAATGATAAGTTTTGTAAGATGGTATAAAATAGAAATAATGAAGTACATTAAGGGTAAAAGAATTTCTAGACCCACTTCCAAAGAGTGGGTAAGATTAAGGGACAAGGAAAAAAAATAAAATGAAGAATACAAAAGATATTCCAAGAGGATACTATTGTTACGATGAACGTGGTAATTGTCCTTATTGGGACATAAATCCAGAACTACCAAAACAAGCAAACGGTGTCTGTAATTTCTTAGGAAAATCAGATCAAGACTTAAATAAAGAATATGCTGAGACTCTTAGGACTGAGTACTCAGAGGATAAAAGCATTGAAGGTAAGCTTTACTCTGAAGTATATGGAGAACCTCTTGAGTTCTCTTTAATCTGGGACCAAGTAAAAGAATGTGGAGAAAATAATCCTACGAAAGAAGAGGCAGATGTTAGGGCACGAATAGAAGTAAAAGATGGTATAAGAACTGAGCATAACCCGCGTGCTGTGATTAAGTTTAACAGCGGCCATGGTGCTATTCTCTGCTCTACGTGTAGTGTAATTGTGAAAGAAGGACATTACAACTTCACAGAGGTGGAACAAGAAGCGTTCTTTAATAACGGGCATTTAGACCCTTATTATTGTGATGAGTGTAAACAAAAAATAATGGAGTATAACAATGAGCGATAATAAAACAACAGTTAACTATAACCCAGGATGGCTAGGGCTATTAGGAGTACTTTTAGTATTCGGTAAATTAATGAACTGGTTTGAGATAACATGGTTCTGGGCTACTGCACCATTTTGGTTAGGTATAGCCATCGTATCAGGGATTTTAGTTCTTACATTAGTGGGAGGGGCCGTCTCCACTATAATTTTGGAAGTAATTAATTATATAAAAAATATTTTTAGGAGAAAATAATGAAGGAGAAATTATTTGAGCAAGTAATTAATGGCCTACGTAATCAGTATAAGTTAGAGATGGATTTTGCGAATGCAGTACAGTCTGTTTTTGATGGACGTTTTGTACCACAAATGTCAGTAGAGGTATCCAACGGACTCTGGGCCTTATTTAAAGCTTACTACGGAGAAGATGCAGAAGACTGGACCTCTTGGTGGTTATATGAGTGTGATGGAATACAAGGTGATTTAACGCATGATTGGTACACACGTTCTCGAGAAGAAGATGAAGAAGAGGACAGACGAAATGAAGGAGGACCTTTGTGCGCATTTCATAATGGACAAGTGTATGCCCCCAGAACAGCGGTTGAATTATGGAACATGATAAATTTATTTGACATTAAAGGATAAAATATGGAAAAAGATAAACGTATGGTGCAACAGGCTATGAGTCGAGAATACTTTTTAAGTAAGAAGCCTGCAGTAAAAGAAGAAACTTTTAGAACCGAGTGCTGCGACAATTTAATTGAGCGCCACATTTTAAATAAAAATAATCCAGAAGATTGGAAACTAGTAGAGGAACATTGTGAGTGGTATTTAAATGCCTATCCAAAAGCAGACACAATCACTCCTATATTTTGTGAATGTGGCAGAATAAAGGAATATATAGTAAAACTAAGTTTAAAAAAAACTTGGTAATTAATGAGAGGTATAAATGGAAAATTCAAATGGAGTAGGATTCTTAGGAGTTCTTACAATACTATTCATAGGATTAAAGTTAACTGGAAATATTACGTGGAGCTGGATGTGGGTACTTAGCCCTCTATGGATTCCTTTTGTGGTGGTATTTGTGGGACTTATTCTTATATTTATTTATAGTAAATTTTTACCGTGAAGAATGTATTATGAAACCTACTAAAAAAAGTAAAGAAATAGAAGAGTTTTTAGAGACTATTTATGGTCGAACAACAGCTATAAATAATAATAAATGTGTGTGGTGTAAAACTGATATCAAAACTTTTAAAGACGATGCTTCAGTAAATGAGTATAAAATATCAGGCTTATGCCAAGCATGTCAAGACGAGGTTTTTGTCTATGAGTAAAAACTCTTTACTGAGGACGCAAATAAAAATCATAGACTATGGCAGATTTATTATTAATTTTTTAACAGCGGCCCTACTAATTGGAAATGCTTACATTCACCAAGCTAATTTATTCGTCACCAGTGTGGCATGGCTACTTTTGTTAGGGTGGGTATTAGGGTTTATTGAGCGACGATTAATTAGTATTAGACGGGCACGCATGACAAATGAAATTAGAGGAAAATAATGGGACAAGCATTTAGCTACGATTCTATAGGAACACATTTAGAAGTATTTCGCGATTTAAGTGAAATATTATATAAATTAGTATGGAACTATGGGATTGTGCACGAGGGTAGAGTTAGTAGTATTGAGTATGATACTTTAATAAAAATCATTAAGGCTAATGAGGTGAATATCCCTATAGATGATACGGCAGAAGATTTAGAGGATGAATCTCTCGTAATTTTGGAAGAACTCTTAACATCTGACGATGAGTTTATTAAGACTTATGCTTTAACCACATACATAGAACAGGTAAGTGAAGCACTTTGGCCTGTAGATAATTATTAGGAGTAGATATGGAAAGATTTGGACCACTATACGCATTAGCGTCAAATGGAAAAATTAAGCTATGGCAGGGAGAAGTACACCTTACAGGCGAAGGGCACGGCCATATTTTGTATACTTTTGGGTATGAAGATGGAAAACATCAAGTACAAGAGAAGTATATAAAAGAGGGAAAAAATATAGGCAAGAAAAACGAGACTACACCCTTTGAACAAGCCTGTAAAGATGTGGAGTCTAAGTTTAATAAGAAACAAGACGAAGGCTATCAAGAAGATAAGAACACATTAAGTACTCCCATTCTTCCAATGCTAGCGTTATCTTACGAAAAACGTGGGCATAACATAGAATGGCCTTGTTACGTACAACCAAAGATCGACGGAGTGCGATGTACCGTAGGCATAAAAAATGGTAAAATCAATATGTTTACTCGCAAGGGCAAGGAAATGACTTTGATGCCCCATATTGAGAAAGACCTAG